TGAATGACGTCGTCATGAACGACGGCACCCAGCACGAAGTCTGGTCCTCCGATCTCGTCAAGTTCGCCCAGCAGTTCGCCTGAGCCCTGAGGGGCTCCCCTTCGATCCACCGCACCTCACCCATGAACAACCTCTCCCACCCCCTCACCCTCGCCATTCGTTACCGCGACAACACCGGCAGCGCCTGGTCTCGCTTCACCACCGCCTACGAACTCGCCGCCAACATTCGCGAACTCTGGGCCGAAAAGGCAACTATCGAAAGCATCGCCCCCGCCTTCCCCGCCTGACCCATGGATTGGAATTCATACAGCCTCAACCTCTACGAACAGCAGCCCGCTTTCTGGGCTGACGAACTCCCACCCGAGCCGCCCTCTTACCTCTGCGAGGCTCGACGCCGTACGTTCTTTGATCACCTTCTGAACCGCCCCGGTGAGCTGGTCTGGGATGAATGGATACAAACCGTCGATCAATGGCTTCACCTCCAAGAGGAGGCCCTGCGCGACGGCCTCACCCTCACCACTGACCCCACGCCCTCGACCTAACCTCACGCCGGGGAGCCTGATACCTGAGATCCCCTCTCAGGTTGAGAGCCATAAAAAACTCGCAACAGTTGCGGCCTCTAAGGAGCCGTGCGAGAAAAGCAAGGGCGGTAGAGGTGCCGTATCGATCCCCCGGCGTTCAAACTTTCACAACACCAAAAACGATGGATCAACACCTCAGCACTCAGCTACATCTCAAAAATTTACGGGCATTTGAAAATTATGAGCGCCGACTCCGTGACGCCTACCAGCGAGCCACAACCCCCGAACCCCAAGATTTTCAACAAAGAGGACGGGACCGTTCGTATCACTGTCGGTGAATATGTCGGCTTCGTTTCGTCTCATCATTTGATCGACGTGAAAGTCAACCAGCTCAATGACTACTGGCGCAAGATGCACGCCTCACAAAAAAAGACTGGCTAGCCTTTACTCGTCGCCTGTAAGATCCGGGCATGGGAAAGTCCACCAACGCAGAAATGATCTCGCGTGTTCGTGAGGTGTACGGGCTTCTTGTTAAGTCTCATTCTCGCTTTGAGATTTTGCAATACGCGGCGGAACGGTGGCTTGTAAGTGAACGGACGGCTGATATCTACATACAACGCGCACGCGAGCTGATCCAACAAGACTCGGAGATTGAGCGTCCACAATGGTTAGCCGCTGCCATTGCCCGCCTTGTTAAATATGAACAGAGGGCCGGGAATGAGGACAATTTGCAAACTGCCATAAAGGCTTTAGAAACTCAAGCAAAGCTTCTGCGGTTTGACATCTGATGGTTTCCGTCCTCGCGGGCTTGACTGAAGCGGAACCGCTCCTCGCTTTCGCTGAGCCTCCAACGCAGGAAGAAACCACCGACCTTCTACAGCGCATCCGCGACGATCTGCACCCAGGACAGCGGGCGTTTGTCGATGATCAGACGACCGACATCTTGGGCCTCTGTGCCGGCTACGGCAGCGGAAAGACGCACGCGCAAGCCGCTAAGGCTGTTTTCCTTGCCTGCGCTAATCAAGGCTTCACCGGCTGCATCATGGAGCCCACTCAAACCTTGGTGCGCGATATTTGGTTATCTCAGTTCGAGTCCTTCCTGCAGTCGTACTCGGTGCCCTACACCTTCCGAGCGAGTCCACTCCCTGAGATTATTTTGCACCTACCCGGCGGGGACACCAAGATTCTCTGCCGGTCCCTAGAAAGCTGGACGAGAATCATCGGTCTTAATTTGGCGTGGGTGCTGGTGGACGAAGTTGATACCGTCCCTACCTCTGTCGCTGATCGGGCTTTCCCCAAGATCCTCGGCCGCCTTCGAGCCGGCAACGTCCGACAGTTTGCAGCGGCCTCCACGCCTGAAGGCTTCCGCTGGATGTGGAACACGTTCGGCACTGAGGAGGCAAAAGAGCGCAAGGACCGCAAGCTGATAAAGATGAAAAGTGCAGACAACCCACACCTTCCGCCGGACTTCATCCCCCGGCTCGAGGCTTCATATGATCCGAGTTTGCTCGCCGCGTATCTCAAGGGCGAGTTCACCAATCTGACCACCGGCCAGGTCTACGACCGATTTGACCGGGCTAAACATATCTGTCATGACCTACCAGATGTCAGCGACGAAATCCTGAGGGTCGGGGTGGACTTCAACGTGAACAACATGTCCGCCACCATTGGTGTGATTTTGGGTAAGTCTCTTTTGCTGATTGACGAGGTGAGCGGTGCTCGAGATACCGACGCCCTGGCCCAAGAGATCCGCCGACGCTATCCCGACCGTCGAATCTATGTTTACCCTGACGCCTCAGGTTCAGCGCGTTCGACTACTAATGCCAGCCTCACCGACATCAGCATTCTTGAGTCCTATGGGTTCAGCAATCAGTCGCCTCGTTCAAATCCAAGGGTCACTGATCGGGTGGCTTCTGTTCAAGCTCTCTTGGAGAACGGCAAAGGCGAGATCCGACTACAGGTAGCGGCGCACTGTAAAAGGACGATTGAGTGCCTGGAGCTGCAGAGCTACACGGAGCGGGGTGAGCCAGATAAGGAGACAGGGTACGACCATATGAATGACGCGCTGGGCTACCTCGTATTCAGAGAGTTTTCGATATTGCACGCCCGCGCTGGTCGGGGCACAGGAATCAGGCTTTACTAAGCTGTGCGCATTAAGTAGGGCGGGACATGTATTCATCATTTGCAGGTGGCCGCCAACGTGCCTCTAGCGTTGCGCTTGTTAATGATCCGAATAATGCCTACGTGAACATGGAGCCCCACTGGGAGCTTCTCGAATCGATCAGCCTGGGCACGTTTGGCATCAGAAAAAAACATAGAAAATATTTACCGCAAGAACCTAGGGAACTTGATGAGAGCTACGATTCTCGTTTAATGCGCTCAACTCTCCCGCCCTTTTTCAGCAGATTAGAAAGACTTTTGGCCGGTATGTTGACGCGAAAGCCTATTCGACTGCAAGACGTAAGTGATACCGTCACGGAACAATTATTCGATGTTGATCTTCTTGGAAATAATCTGGACGTGTTTCTGTATGAAGCCGCCCGGAAGATGATTCGGTATGGTCACGTCGGCGTCTTGGTTGATGCCCCGGCTGCGGGTCAGAACGGCCGACCGTATTGGAGCATTTACTCTCCGCCCGATGTGCTCGGCTGGAGGAGTGAAATCATCGACGGGCAGCAGAAATTAACCCAGTTGCGTCTGTACGAGAAGGTGGTACAGCCTGACGGCGACTATGGCGAGAAGATGGTGGAGCAGGTCCGCGTCTTGACCCCTGGCGCTTTCGAGATCCACCAGAAGGACAAGAAAGGCGACTATCGAGTTGTGGACGAGGGCACGACGAGTCTGGATGTAATCCCCTTCTCTGTGGCTTATTCCAACCGGACGGGGGTTCTCGAATCACGCCCGCCGTTGGCTGATATTGCCGAGCTGAACCTGAAGGCTTATCAAGTACAGAGTGATTTAGACAACCAACTGCACATCTCGGCTGTTCCCATGTTGGCCGTGTATGGCTTCCCGCAGTCGGCCGAGGAGATCAGCGCAGGCCCTGGGGAAGCGATGGCTCTACCTTTGGATGCGAAGGCCGAATATATCGAGCCCCAAGGGCGGAGCTTCGATGCTCAGTTCCGCCGGCTGGATCAAATCGCTAACCAGATTAACGAGCTAGGACTGGCCGCGATTCTGGGTCAAAAGCTGTCAGCAGAGACGGCGGCATCAAAGAGGATCGATCGCAGCCAAGGGGATAGCACGATGCAGGTGGTGGCCCAGCAAATGCAGGACTTGATCGACAACTGCCTGCAGTATCACGCGGACTATCTGCAGATTCCTGAGGCTGGCAGCTCCTTTGTCAATCGTGACTTTATGGCGTCACGTTTGGAGCCGGATGAGATCCAAGCATTGCTGCAGCTCTACACCGCTGGGACGATTACTCAATCCACGCTGTTGGAGCAGCTAGAGGCCGGCGAGATCCTCGGGGACGACTTCGATGTTGAGGAGGAGTTGGAAGGCACGCAGAACGGGGGCATGATTGAGATGGAGCAGCCAGAGCCTGCGGCACGGGAAACCATGCCCGAGGAGTCGGCTGAGCCAGAAGACCAAGATGAAATGCCCGAGTGATGAGCTGGATTGAGAACCTACGGAAGAAGCGACCGGATGACGGTCACAAGCAGTTGTTGTTCTTTTCGCTTGGGGAACTGACCGATCAAAACTATGCAGTTGTGCGCACAACGTGGCACGACGAAGGACATGTGATTGCAGTCACTGAGACTCGTATTCATCTGTACGACAAAGACATGCGTAATGAGATGCGCGACATCATTAAATCCGCTTTGCTGGCCGGAGCTGATGTTTCGTTGATTTGTGTTGAAGCTCCTGAGGAGTTGGGGTTAAAACCGGCATGAATGAACTGGCTGAACTATTCCGAAATGCGATTGAACTCAATCGTTACAGCAACAACGTGGCTCGACGGGTCATTGAGTCATATAACGATCGGGTGCTGGGCGCTATTGATGAGCTGGCTGCTGCTGATGGGTTGTCGGCAGTTGATCAAGCTGAAAAGCTCCAAGAGATTCTCCAAGAATTAAAAGTTGAGTTGCAAGCGTGGGGGGCGTTTAGTTCCTCTTTGATGATTGATGAGATGCAGGAGCTAGCAGTTGTTCAGGCCCGTTTCAGTGAGCAGGAGCTGAGCCGGGTTGTGCCGGAGGGGGAGGAAGAGCCGGTTCGACGTGTGCCGATCTTGGCGGGCTTTGCTGCTGCTGTTGTGTTGTCTGACCCCACGGCTCGGGGTGTTGTGGCATTGA